CTGGGGTGGGGTAGGTGTGGTGGCGTTCAACCCCGATTTTGCCGATAAAGAAACACGCCGCCTTACCTGCCGAGTTGGGGCGTTGCGCAAGGGATGTGTAGGGCTTGGCCCGAAGGGCTGGAACGAAGTGGAACCCGAAGCAGCCCGACCCGTAGGCGGATGGCTGTGGAAGGCTGGCGGTGCCGTTTACGGCCCGTCAGACGCAGCACTGCCAGAAGCCGTAGGGATGCGCCCAAACCTTATTTTCCGGTAAAAAATGGGTGCGATGCGTACAAAACTGCTGCCTCCTGCCCCGTCGTTCGGATGTACTGAAAAAATGCCGAGAGCGACTTGTGGCCCGTGAACTTCATTACCTCTGAGACCGGAATCCCTGCCAGAACTGCGTTCGTCGCAAACGATCTACGCGCCGTGTGACTCGAAACGAACTGCCACTTGGGGCCTGTTGTGACAACAGCCTTCCCTCCTCGATATCCCGTCACTGCGACCGTCTGAACTATGCCTGCTTTTCGACACAACTCCTTGACACTCTTGTTTAATTTTTGCTCAGACAGCGCGGGCCAACCCTGAACACTATACTTGCTCATCAGTCTTTCTAACCTCTCTCCGATGGGCAGTGCCGCGCTTCCTCCCGTCTTTTGTTGCACGATCACCAGCACCTTCACACCACCGATAACACGTACCCTATCCATGCTCACCTTGCGCCAATCTGAATGCCTCAATGCTGTGTAACAGCCAATTAGAAACAAGTCGCGTACCCGCTCCAACTTGTCGCCCGGCCTGAACTCCATTTTTTCCAAAAGTGCTATTTCTTCGGGGGTGAGGTACACCATTTCGGCGGGTGTGTTTTTAGGCGGCTTGACATCTTTCCAGACGTTTGCTGCCACCTTCTGCCCGATTGCCGCTTTCAGCAGTCTCACCATTTTGGCCGTGTGTCCGTTGGCGTAGTCCTGCTTATTCATCCACTCTACGAATCTTGACAGCCACCTCCCCGACACTTCCGAAACCAAAGCCGTTTTGCCTTCACAGAACCGTAAGATGAGGGCCGCGAGCGTCTGATAGTTCCTCCAACTTTGTTCAGCCCCGCCGTTTGCGAGTACTTGCAGCCTCTTGTCCTCGATCAGCCCCAGAACCGTACTATATTCTTCTCGCCTCCAATCGCTCCTGCTGGGCAGTGTCCCTGTCTGCTCGATGTGCTCACGAACTTTCCGCCTGGCCTCCTCCAACTTCCGATTGTCAGCGTCGCCTCCCTTCACCCGTTCACGTTTCCTGTCCCAATCAGATACCTCCACACTGACCCCCGTAGCGTACACCACCTTCCGACCATTCAACCGAACAATCAGCCGCACACTTGACCGCTTGCCACTGGCCCGTTTCAGGTTCATCCGAATGCTGTACATGGATGGGTGTCGAATGGGTGTCATCGCTGCCAGACGGCTCCGTAGTTCAACGGATAGAATGTAGGTTTCCGGAACCTAAGATAGTGGTTCGATTCCACTCGGGGCTACACATTGGCAACTAAAACCCCTGACTGCCAGCGACTTGTGATGAATGGGTGTCGAAATGGGTGTCGTTTGAAAGAGAAAGCCCCGTCTGGCGTGTGCCGGGCGGGGCTTTTTTCATTTTAGCAGTTGCCTATTCAGCGTCTCTATTTCTTCCCTTAGTTCTCGATTTTCGGCCTCTGCTTTTTCGAGCAGTTTTTCGAGCAGTTGGATCATTCTCTTCATCAGGCTCTTTTCTTCCTCTTCGCTGTTTTTTGCGCCGGGCACATCTCCTTCTGGGAACTCGCCTGGGTACAATGCCACAATCTTTTTTGCCAGTTCCTGCCTTTTGCGCGGGTCACTGCTTCGCCTCCATGATTGGAACGCTCCGCGTTCAAGCCCCATGTCTCGCATTACATCGGCAAGTTTCATTCTCATTGGCCCTGTGATGTGATTTAGGACATCTTCAAGTTCCATCTTCGTTGCTTGTTTTTTTTTGAAAAAAAAGATCAAAATGTGTTGCAAATGCAACACACGCTACTACCTTTGTGACACAATTTTACGAAGAAATGAGCGCACACAACGATTTGAGACAAAAATTTAAAACGCTTCGCTTTTCCCACTCTGAGTGGAGCGAGATTGAACGCCTTGCAGGTGCGATTGAGTTGGCGACTGGCAAGCGGCCAATGACTACGGAAGTAATTCGCCGATGCCTTGTGCTTGGAATGTCTGCTTTGGCCCAAGAATTGGGCGAAGGTGTGTTGCCGGGTGTTTCCATAGCAACACCGATTACTGCCACCAAAATCGCCGACCTCGCCACACAAGCGATGAGGCTCGGCTTCTCACAACTTTCTTCATCCTCCAACCCACCCACGACATGACATGCCAACCCGGTACTGCGCCCCTCCTTCCCCAATTTCCCTACAAGTGGAGCCGTCACCCAAGCCCTCAGTCAGACGCTCCGTCACTGATATCCTCGCCGAGAGAAGGCGGCGGCTCGAATGGGAGCGCGAGAACGTGCGAACCCTGCGCCGCCCATCGCGGAGTGATTCCGGTGTTCAGTCTGCGCCCAAGCCCGCGTCGTTACCGTCCGACGAGGAAATGCGATCCGACGGCTTGGACGGGCTTCAAGAGGATCGGCACGATCTCACTGCCAGCCTCTGGACACTTGCCCTCTGTATCGGTTACTGGTTCGCGGGCTGGCAGTGCTATATCCACCGTCCCGGAGACCTGCTCTGGTGGGCCCTCGTCGGATTTGGGCTGATTCACATTGTGCGCCCGGAGTACCTGTGGCTCACACTTTTCCTCACCGCCGGGGGCTTGGGTCTCTGGCACTACTACCACTGAACATGAATCGATTTCCGACTACTGACGGCTTTGTGCCTGATTTCTACAATGGGGCTGAGGTGGCTCGCCGTGCTGAGGAATACAGTCGCGGGCTTGGGCGCGAGCAGCGTCGCCGGAACAAAGAGCGGGCGCGACGGCCACAAGTCGCCCGCGAACTGAGCGAGGACGAGGCCGCTCGATTTCGCTACTCCGGTCAACAAATTACCCTCCCGAACTGGAACTGAACTTTGCCAACCCTGTCCACCCGTCACCGCGCTCATACCTACGCCATACACATGAAGTCTAACCGTGAACATTCATTCGACTGGGAACTGGCTGTTATTGTCGGTCTCGAAAAGGCTATCCTGCTGAAAAACATCTTGTACTGGGTTGATGAGAATCGCCGTCGCGGGCAGACGGAGTATTTTCAGCATGGCACTTGGTGGACGCGCGAAAGCCTCAAAACATTAGCCCAGAAGTACCCCTACTTTACCATGCCATCTATTTCGCGCTGGATGAATCAGTTATGCGCTTCGGGTTGGGTCAGGATGTTTGGTCAGAGCGGCGGCACAAACTTCTATGCGCCTGGTGAAGTGCTGGATGCATGGAATTTGGGTGAAAACTGGAAAGTGTTGGCAGACAGGCGATTGCGCGAACCTTCTCAAAATGAGAACCCTATTGACCTTCTCAAAATGAGAACCCCTGTTTCTCAAAATGAGAACCCCCCCCTTCTCAAAATGAGAAACAGGGGTTCTCAAAATGAGAAGCATGAATATAGTAATGTTGAGTACCAAATAGATATTGATGTTGAGGGTGTCGCGCGCGCAAAAAAACCAATGGCCTCTATGCCTCGAAAAAGCGACACATCTATGCCTTCAAGCGGCCCCGCGCCGCGCCCGGTGCTTTTTGCTGAGTCGGCTTGGGCAACAGAAACGGCAGAGGCTTGGCGGGTGGCTCTTGTGACTGAAACCAACATTCCCGACCTCGATGCCGCTTGGTATTTCAATCGTGTAAAAGACTGGTCTGCCGAGAAAGCCGCTACCTCCGCCAACTGGCCTGTCACCGCCGCCAAATTCGCCAGAGACGACCAACGGAAACAAAAACTTGTCACCATCCACCCAACGCAACAACATGACAACCTCCGCAACCCCCATACTGGCAACCCCACCACCACCGCCCGTGCTCAGCAGTCTGTCCGTGTCGCCCAAATCTTACTTGCCCGCGAGCAGTCTGGATTGTGACCGTCGCCTTTCGGTGGCCGTTCAGGACGGCTTGGCCTTGTCCATTCGGCGGCAGTCTATCGGTGACGGGCGGGCTACCGTGATGGTGAGTCTAGGCGACGAACTGGCTCATTGCGCTGTGAACTACTCCGGGGCGCGTGAAGTGAGCGATGACCTGTTTGGCGAAGCGGTTGAGTTTGTGATGACGAGGTTTGGCTCTTTGGGTGTTTCGGAGATTCGAGAGGCGTTTCGACTGGCAGCCGCTGGCGAACTTGGCGATGTGGACATGAAGGCCTACTACGGCCAGTTTACGATTGTGATCTTGGGGGCTGTGCTTACTGCGTATGTGCTTTACCGCCGTCGTGTTGTGGCGGCGATTGAGCGGGCTGAGGCTGAGCAACGAGAGGCTGAGCGAGACGCGGCAAGGTCGCAGGATTGGGACGAGCGGGCTTGGGCTGAGCAGCGGTTGTCTGTGTTGCGCGAAAAGGTGCGGGCTGGCAGCCTGACCTACGGCGACTTGACGAGCACTGACTACGAGACATTCGAGCGCGTTGGGCTGTTTACGCCTGACCGCGAGACAAAGAAAAAGGCTTGGGCCGAGAGTGAGGCGGGTGTGAAGGCTGTGGTTGCGGGCGACATTTTGGCGGGGCTAGATGTGCGCGGTGCGTTGGCTGCCCTTGACCGCAACCCAGGCGACTACAAGGCCAAGCGAATCCGATGGAGCCAGCAGCGGGTACTACATGACTGGCTCGTTTCCTCCACTGCACTCATGCGATTAGTTTAGGTTGTGGGGCTGGCAAAACGATGTTGGCCCCACTTTTCAAGCGTCCACTTTTCTGTTGAGACCGGCAGGGGTCTCTCATAGCCCTGGCAAACGAGCCAGGGCGACTTGGGGCGGTAGTTCAATGGCAAGAACCTGGGCTTTGGTCAACGGCTCAGATGTGTCGGTTCAAGTCCGGCCCGCCCTGCCACAGTGTCCTACTTGGTTGGCCCAACCCCGTCGCAAGGCGGGGCGGCTTTTTCTTCACTTTCAACTCAATCACATTATGTCGAACATCAAACTAGTGCGCGAAAAAGAAACTTTCAGGTCTGAAACCCTTGTGGATGTGGACGGCTCGGAAGTCAAGTTGTACGTCAAATCAAGCGTGAACTATGAGCGGCTTACCTTCAAAGTGCAGCCAGTTCTGACACTCGTCCATGAGTTCGGCGAGGAGGTTCAGGAAGCACTTGTTGAGGCTTGCGCCGCTGCCCGCGCTGAATGTATGGCCCGGCTGGACAAGTACCGAAGTGAGGTTGGCGTTGGCCGTCAACTTGGTCTTGACTTTTCTGACTCCGACTCCGACTCCGATGATGAACCACTCCGCGCCGCCGCCTGACCTCCGTGCCTCGCTGCTGCCCGAAAAGGTGAAAGCCCGTAACCCGCTGTACTTCTCTACGATGATCGAGGAAATTATGGCGGGTTACGGGGTCAGCAAACAACTGGCGGCTGGCATACTTGAATCGGCTAAGTCCCAGGGGCTGATTCGTGAACACTCTGGCTTTCGCCTTCAAATCACTCCACCACATGACACGCTCGAAACCTGACAAACGCTCTGAGCAATTCCGCGTAATCGGTGAGATCGTTGAGTACATGAATGCTCGCGGTTTTTTCGTGTGGCATCAGCCCAACAGTGGCCGTTTTGATGTGGAGCATGCGCTTGAACGGTTGACTGAATTGGTGCTCACACTTCGCAAACTGGCGGAGTCTTACCCGAAAGAGAAAATTGAGACGGCGATCAGAAACATACTAGCGGAGTCTTGGCGAAAAGTGCCTCATGCGATAAAGGGACCAGCGGACGTAATTGGGTGGCATATTGGATCAGGTCGGTTTGTTGGCATCGAAGTAAAGATTGGTGCTGACCGACTGAGTGACGAGCAAACCACTTGGCTGCTGAAATTGAAGCAGGACGGTGGTAGTTCTGTGGTGGTGAGCAGTAGGGCTGAATTGGATATGATTTTCAAACGCAAACGGGTCAAACCGGAAACCGATAGTCAACCGGGGGCATCTCGGGTATAATCCTAGTCAACTCTCGAATTTCACGAGAGCCGTCCGGCAGCGCGGGCAGATGTGGTGCCAGGGGCGGCGCAGTCGTGATTGTTCACCTTTTGATTTTGACGTTATGAATAAATATTGGGTAGAAATCTTTGAGGACGTAATCCGTCAATTCTTGACTGATCATCCAGAACTAGATGCCAGTGACGCGCGACAACGATTGTATTTTTTTGGTGAAGGTGGGGATGCAAATAGTCTTTGGAACCAAACAGTTCTTCGTGTCCTGCAATAGAACTGGTGCATGAACGCCGTGCAAGGTGTACGCAGCATGGCGTTCATGCGGGGTTCTAAGAATTTTTCAATTATGACAATATTCGAACGCATAAAATTATGGCAAAAAGCCTCTCTCTCATTGGTCTGTAACGACCTGATTGAGTTTGGATATTACTGCACAATTGAATACAGGCCACACAACTGCGAAAGCGGGAAATGGATTTCAGTTAAAATCGAAAAGGACGGGGAAACATGGGGCGGCATCGGTGGTAGCAGACTTGAAATTGCAAGGAATCGACTGGTAGAATGGATTGACCGCCAAGGCATCCGCGATTCTTTTGTTTCTTAGAACTCCTAATTTCACGAGAGCCGTCCGTTTGGGCGGCTTTTCGTGCAAATGTCGGTTGGCTTAATTTTCGCCTGAAAACCAATAAAATGATGATAAAACAATGGCTAAATTCAAGAAGGGCCAGTCTAAACTTCCCGGTGCCGGGCGCAAGCCCGGCAGTCCAAACAAGGTGACTGCGGACATTCGTGCGCGTGTTGCTGACTTCTTGACTGGTGACTTTGAGACCTTTAAAAACAAGATGGGCGAACTCGCCCCCGAAGACTACTGCCGAACCTACGTTGCGCTGCTGCCTTACGTCATGCCGAAACAAAAGGAGTTGCAGGTGACCGCCCCGGAGATGGGGGGCTTTCGTTTTGTTGTTTCGTCCAACTCTGCCTCCGATGAATCTGATTGACCTGCCCGTGACGACCGTGTTCTTGAAAAACTGGCACTGTCCACACTCGAAGCGGTGGGTGGTGAACCGGGGCGGGACGCGAAGCGGGAAAACTACTGCACTCTGCCAGCAAGCCGCCGTATGGTTGCTTACTGGCTTTTTTCGTGATGGGCAGCAGATTCCGAAGGGTAATTTGGCGGTTGTGAGGCGGCACATGACGACGCTGCAAGCGACGGTGATTCGGGATTTTGAGGCGGTGTTGAGGGACAACGGGTTGTGGGGTCGTGTTGAGGTAAATCGGCTGTTGAGGCAGTATAGGGTGGGGGATAGGATGGTTGAGTTTGTGGGGGCCGATGATGAGCAAAAGATGAGGGGGTTTAAGGCGACGATCACATGGATGAACGAAGCCAATGAGTTGGGCTGGGACAGAGAGGTAATGCAATTGCGGTTTCGTACTGAGCGGATTTTGGTCGTGGATTTCAACCCGTCTGACCCGTATGTGTGGGTGAATGAGCAACTTGAACTGGATAGAGCAATTCGTCGTGGCGACGTGGAGGTTATTGTGAGCACCTACCGTGACAACGGTTATTTGACTGTGGAGCAAGTGGCTGAGATTGAGGAACTGCGTGGCAGCCCGAACTACTGGAAAGTGTACGGGCTTGGTGAGTATGGTGAGGTGAGCGGACTGGTGTTTCCAGATGTGACGATTGTGGACGAGATGCCCGACGGCTTGAAGCACCGGGGCTTTGGTATGGACTTTGGCTACTCTAACGGTATTACGACTTTGATTGAGGGCGGCTTGCTGAATGAGCGTGATGTGTACCTTGACCAATGGTTTTACCAGTCCGGGATGAAGCCCGACCAGATGGCGGTGGCGATGAAAGGGCTTGGTGTGGGGCGCGGCCCTGTTGCGGCGGACGCTGCCGGGGTGTGGGCAATAGACCACTTGAAAGCAGAGGGCTTGAACGTGTTTCCGGCAAAGAAGGGGCCTGACTCTGTGATGTACGGCATTGAACTACTGAACTCATACACTCTACACCTGACCCGCCGCTCGGTGGATATGCAAAAAGAGCGGCTGAAATACACCTTCCGAACCGATGCCAGCGGCAACACCCTCAATATTCCGATAGATGCCTACAACCACGCCTGGGATGCTGCTAGATACTGGGCCTCGACCTACTTGAAACCCCGTAAAGCGTCTTGGCTCACCACACCCAAACCTGCTGACTATGACTGACCTGACTACACACGACGGTTACATGAGGCGATTCCGAGAGTTGACCCAAGCCAGCGCGGACAGTCGTTGCCCGATGCGCGACGCTCATATTTCGGTTGAGAGCGAACTTCGTTCCGGGTATGGGCTACGCCGTTACTCCACCTACCGTTCTTTCAGCACGGCTAAGTCTCGTGGCACGAGGCGGGCAATTCTTCGTCCGTCCAATAAGTAGTTCAACAGTTCTTTTGGCTGCCCGCGCTCGCCCCTACAATCTTTGCCCCACAACTGCTGACGATGGGGCTTTTCTCTGCGCTACTTCCTTCCTTTTGGAGCCGAACGGCTACCGCTGCCCCGGCAGAGCGTCGAGATGTGCTGCCGTCGGAAGGTGAGCGGCGTAGTTACTTACTCTCAGATCACAAGTTTTGGAGTTACTTCAACCTCGGCTCGACTACCCGCGCTGACGTGGCGGTGACCGACCTGACTATCTTGGGTAACTCGGCTTGGTACGGCGCACTCCGGTACATTTCGGAAGGTGTGGCGATGCTTGACCGGAAGGTGAAGCGCAGGATGTTGGGCAAGGTGAAAGACGTTGAGCAGCACCCGGTGGCTGAATTGCTGGCCGATCAACCCCACCCCTACTACTCTTGGTTCGACTTGTTGGCTGCCTTGCTGGTGAACGCTTGTCATGGTAACGGCTATGCTCGAATCTGGCGCGATCCGATGACTATGCGCCCGGTGTACGTTGAGCATATCCCGTCGGCCTGTGTGACGATTGATTACGACCTGTATGGCGGCTTGTACTACCGAATCAGTGGCTTGTTGGCTGGCAGAACGGTGAACTACGACGTGCCAGCGTCGGATATGATTCACATCAAGGGGCTGAGCCTCGACGGTATCACTGGCCTTCCGACCCACTTTCTTCATCAAGACATACACGGTACTGCCATTGCTCGCAACCAGTTTACGGCGGCGATGATGGGGCAACAGGCGCGGCCAAGCATAGCCATTACGAACGGCGATGAACTCAATTGGGCTGACTTGAAACTGGCCCGCGAGAACTTCATGGATCAATACTCTGGTAGCAAGCAGGCTGGCACTCCGCTTTTTCTGGCAAAAGGCCAAGGCGTTCAATACTTGCAGTGGAGTCCGGTTGAGGCTGGATTGGAGCAGTTGGCCCGTCTTGGCGTGTCCGATGTGTCGAGGCTCACGAAAGTGCCGCTGGATATGTTGGGCTTGGAGAATGGTGGCACATATGGGGCTGGCGTACAGCGTAGCAAGGATTTGCTTACCCACTGCCTTCGTCCGTGGGTTGAGAAAATCCAGGAAGAATTTACGCGCAAACTTTTCTACCTCTCTGAGCAGGGCAGAGACTACTTCGAGTTCGACTTGGGTATGTACTTGGAACTTGACCGAGAGGCTGAGGCTGATGTGTTGGTGAAATTGGTTGCTGGTTCTGTGATGACCCCGAACGAGGCCCGCAAGAAAATGGGTCTGGAAGATGTGGAAGGTGGCGACAAGTTGCTGACTGACATTAACCAGGTGCCTCTTGAAAACGTGCTCGAAGTGGCCCTTGCAAAATACCTCTCCTCAAAGGGTGAGCAAGCCCAAGCCGATGCCGCTGGGCAAGCGGCTGACGTAGAAGATGCTGCTGCCATAATTTCCGACAAACAAGCCCCGAACGCGGGCGCAAAATCCGACACAGATGCAAAGCCCAACCCACAACCCGAAGCCTGACACCGACCTGTTTTTCTGCGACGGCGAGCCGGAAGTGCGCAGCACTGAGGGCGGCGGTATTGTCGTGGCTGGTTACGCGGCGTTGTTCAACTCGCGCAGCCGGGTGATGCGCACGAATAAGGGCGTACAGTTCACGGAGAGCATTGCGCCCGGCGCGTTCGACAACACCGACTTCTCGGATGCCTGTTGTTGCTTTGATCACCGCGACTTTCTGGCCTCCGAACCTACTCTCCGTTTTGGCGTGGACGCTCGCGGGCTGCACTACGAATACGACCATGACCCCAACGACCCCGTACACGTCACCGCGCTCCAACGGATTCGCCGCCGCAATGCGAAAGGCAGCAGTTTTACCTTTTCCGATTTGCCCGCTGACTGCTACACCGTCACCGAGGAGGCAGGGATGAAACACAGAACAATCACACGATTTCCTCGGGTGTTGGAGTTCGGCCCTGTGCTGCTCCCGGCGTACCCGGCCACCTCGACGTTTGCCAGAAGTCTCGACGAGCAGCCTGAACTATCCGAACCCGAACCGCAACTACCTGACCCCCGCTTGGCTGAATATCGGCGGGTGGCTCGCAGATAGCCCACCATTTTTTCACACACAAATTTTCACACAATGAAGAAACCTACCTCGGAACAACTTCGGGCGGCGCGTGAGGCTACTGCACAGGCGCGTACTGCCTTTGGGTTGATTGCCGACAAACTGGGTACGCCCGAATGGGCAGAGGACACCGATGGCCCGGCTTATGAGAACGCGAAGCGGGCTGTGGAGCAGTGCGAAATGACTGAAAACCGTCTTGTCGAAGCGGCTGAGGTTGAGTCTCGCGCTATGGGTGCTGCGCCGCCCGAAGGTGCCACGCCGGGCGTTAGCGTATTGCCTTCGGGCCGTCTTGGAGACAGTGTGGCAAAGGCCCGCACTGATTTTCGGATGCTCCGCGCGCTGGACTGCATAGTGAACCGGAACGGCAAACTGGACGGCATTGAAGCCGAGATGCACACAGAGGGCGACAGGGAGGCTCGGAGCATGGGGCGCGATCCAAAGGGGGAGATTGCGCTGCCCTCGTGGCTTCTTGGTGTCGGCGGTGCTTCGCAACGTGACTATGACCGCTATGCCCAACACCGGGGGCTGGAAAAGCGCGACTATTTGGCTGAAACCACGACGGCGGGCGGTCACCTCATCGAAACGGGCGTTGGCCGACTCATCCCGGTACTTCAACCTCGTCTCCAAGTCGAAGCGATGGGCGCCACCGTGTTGCGCGGGCTGACTGGCAACCTTGACCTTCCACGGAACAACGCCTATGGCTCGGCAACGTGGGAAGGCGAAACAGACGACGCAGCAGAAACCCAGGCGACTTTCGACAAGGTCAGCCTTTCGCCCGAGCGATTGGCCGCATTCTCCCAAGTTTCCCGTCAGGCAATCCTTCAAGCCAAAAACGTGGACTTGGAGAACTTCACCCGTCGTGATCTGAACAATGCGGTAAAACGTGCCCTCGACCTTGCAGCAATCAATGGTTCTGGCTCTGGTGACCAACCGACTGGCATCCTCAACACTGCCTCAATCAACTCCGTCACCATCGGCACAGATGGCGGGCCGCTCTCTTGGGATTCCATCGTACAGTTTGCCGTTGAGGTGGCTTCCGACAATGCTGATTTCGGCAAACTCGGCTTCTTGACCACGCCCGGCGTGGCTGGACACTTGAAAAAACTGAAACGCGACGTGGCTGGCAATGGATTCATTTGGGAGGGTGCGATTGGTGACGGGATGATTGACGGCTACATGGCCCGCGTGTCTACCCAAATGCCGTCCACGCTCTCGAAAGGTTCTTCTGGCTCGATCCTCCATGCGATGATTTTCGCCAACTGGCAAGAACTCATCATCGCTCAGTGGGGCGGCATTGACTTGATTGTGGACCAATACACGCTCGCCAAAAAGGGCATGGTCGAACTCACCGTCAACTCCTACTGGGACATTGCGCTCATGCACTTGGCCTCCTTCTGCGAGTGCAACGAGATTGACATTTCGTAGGCTGTCTAAGCCCCAAAAAGCCACCTTTCATTCACCACTCGTCCACACCACGCACACAACCTTTTAGCATGAAATACCTGCTTTTTCTCCTTTTTCTCGTGCTGTCTGTCCCTGCTGCAAAATCTCAGGACTGGCTTCTGGTGCGAGATTCGACGATTCTGACAAATCAGGATACCGACATCGTCTATCTGCTCTCTCTTTCCGCTGGCACAAAGTCGCCATGGTCCTACTCCGTCACCGTTCGCGCTGACTCCCTGTCTGGTGCCAACGCCGGAACCATCTACCTGCAACAAACCAACGATGGCTCCTACTGGACGAACGTCGGAAGCAGTATTACGGTGGATGGCAATGCTGCCAGTTATGACGAGTTGACCTGGGAGGGTACGCTCTACGCTCGTCGGCTTCGGGTGTATGCTATTACCCCTTCCGGCACCCGAACGGTGGCGGTTCGATTGAAGGCCACGCTGAAAAAAACCACTGGCCCGTAACCCAACCAACCACCCCCTTCCCAGAAAGCCTTTTTCACTCACACACTCACACGCACAATTCTCGACATGAAACACGTCGTTTTTCTGAAAGCCGGAAACCCCTACGGGTACGGCTACGCGGCTGGCGAAACCGGACTGGTTCGGCCAACTTCCACTACGAAACTCAATCAAAAAACGGGCAAGGATATCGTTCTGACTTGGGGTTATGACAAACTCAGTCAGCAGGGTGTCGTCAGGCTCGCTACAAAGGAGGAGGTGACGGCCTACGAGTCTGCCGAGAAAGCCGAGAAAGCCAAGAAAGCCGCCCCCGCACCTCCCGCCGCCCCCGCGCCGATCGTGACTGGGAAAC